GATTAGATTCGGATGTATAAACTCTCACTGTGTTTTGATTTATGAATACAAAGATAAATGAAATAAATTTAACCTGCAAGTTTTTATAAAAAGAAAAGGGAGACCTAGAGTCTCCCAATCCCAATCAAAACAAAACAGAAATATACACTATTCATCATCCCCATATGGGGCTTCGTTGAATGTCTTATAATTATCATTCAGGGGCTTCTCATACACCTGATAATACACATGCTCGTAGATAGCAACCATGTCATCAGTTTCAAGGTCTGAATAATCCCAGACCTCTCCAGAAGTCGTTTTAATACACACCACCTTCGAAAGGTTTTCATAGAAAATGGTTTTAATGTCTTGCGTTCCTTCCGCAGTTGAAATCGCCAGACCCTCGCCTTCCACATCGAATTCAGCAAAAGGTGGTTGGTCTGATTTCATCAATGCTTCCGTTGCTCGCATAAGGTCAACGCGAAGTTTTGACAGCCGTTCGTTAAAGTCTATAAAGTTGCTCATATTTTATATATCAGTTTCTTCATCATAAGGACATTCATTGTCATCCACTATTTCCTCGATATGCTCTTCGATTTCGTCCTGAATCTTCTCGATAAACTTAACGCTTGCCGCATTCAGGATTTCATCCTCACTTGCATTCTCATCGACAACAATCCTTGTTACCAATGAAACATATACCAGTTTTGCTACCTTTTTACTTTTCATATATTGAATAATGGTTGAAAGCAATCTCAAATAAATCATCTTCGGGTACATCCTCCACATCGGTATAACCCCAAGCGGATAACATTTCGGTATCTTCACTCAAAATGCTTTTGATGTGTTTGATAACCTCATCCCTTGATTTGAATTCCAATGGGCTGTTGATAGCACCCTCATCCACCCAAACTCTTTCCGTACTCATTCTGCAATCTCCTCAATTTTGGTTAAGAAATAATCGTAGTAATCGTTGAAGATGTCTTGTGCTTCTTCGGTGTAATATGAAACACCTTCTTCAACAACATACATTTCGTTTTCATCAACGATTAAACCCTTTGAAAACATTTCGTGTTTGGTAAACTCGTTAGCAATCTCACTTGCGAGTTCCAATTTGTTGATTTTAACAATATCGCTCATTGTGTTTTTGATTTGAATACAAATGTAAGTGAATTATTTTTAACTCGCAAATTTGAATGCAAAAAAGTTTGGGGAATTTCTTCCCCATTCTTTTTAGGCAGTTTCTTCCTCAAGTTGACACGCCTCACCTCTCTCAACTGAATTAATCAGTTCGCAGATGTCGTGTTGAATGCTACCTCTAAAGGTATCGGTATCAAACTTTATGTCCTCAACTTGAATTTCATTTCCGTTTTGAATGTAGAATTCACATCGGTTTGTATTCACCTCAATGTCTTCATCATCTGCGTCATCAATGATTGCTTCAATCCTGTCCTTTAATTCTTCAAAGTTAATGTTGGATTTTGGGGTTTCCTCAAACTTGTTGAGTAGGTTAATGACATCCTCTTTGGTAAAGAGTGAACCTGCTGATTGGTTTACCAATTCAATAATTTCTTGTTTTTGCATATTATGGGTTTTTGATTGTGATACAAAGGTAAGTTATATTTTTTTAACCTGCAAATTTTTAATACATTTTTTCTCTAAGTTCTTTTGCCTTGGCGTAATGCTTCTCAATCTGCTTGGCAAATGAAACAAGACGGGCTTTGGTTTTGGCGTATGCAAAGAACTGCGAATACTCACTATCGAAGTTTATACCACTACAATTTATATTACGCTTCAGGGCATCCTCGAAGTCGTAGGCGCCTTGATACTGGTGACCGATGGCTTCCGCGTTTGGGTAACCCGTTATCGTCCATTCAGCACCTTCCCAATCACCTTTATATATGGAAAGGCCAATGTTTGTTTTGATTTCGTCTTTTATCATGTTCATCGATTTTGGAACAAAGATATGTAGAATATTTTTAACCCGCAAATTTTATTGCAAAAAAAATTATGAAAAATTTTATCGTAAAGTTTGCGAGTTAAATTTATTGTGTTTATATTTGCACCAATCAAAAACACAAACAATGGACTTAAACAAAGCACAAGCACTCGCAAACGAACTTATGCAAAAGCATAATATCAAACAAAATGGTTGGGTTTTCCGTTTTGACAACGCAAGACGCAGGTTTGGTTGTTGCAAATATCGGTCAAGGACAATCACATTATCAAAATACCTAACGCACTTAAACGATGAAAAAGAAGTTAGAAATACCATATTACACGAAATCGCACACGCCCTTACACCTGGACACCACCACGATTGGGTATGGAAAGCCAAAGCAAGAGAGATTGGTTGTTCGGGGGATAGATGTTATAGCGGTAAAAGTGTTACAACACCCGAAAGCCGTTATATTGCAGTTTGTTCGGGTTGTGGCCATACACATAAAAGACATAGAGCAACACACTCAGTATCTTCTTGTGGTTTTTGTTCGGGTGGTCGCTATAACCCTACATACAAATTGGAGTTCAAATTAAACCCAAAAATTTTGCAATAAAATTTGCAAGTTAAATTTATTTCACTTACCTTTGTATTCACAAAACAAAATAAGATATGAAATCACTTTTCACCAAAGAATGTTTGTCGGTATCAGTAAACCGAATTCAAGACAACAAATTGCGTTTATCCATTAGTTCGGACTATTCGGGTTCGGGTAGAAAATCGCAGTTGTATGTAAACGAAAAGCGACTTGCAGAAGTTGTTGAGGGTTTTTGGAAATCAATCAAGACCAAAAACTTGTTGTCAATGTCCGTATCATTCAGCGAGATTGATTGGTATGATGATATGACCGATATGTACGAAACACCTATTATCCGTATGGAAAGAGGGTTAAAAAAGGCTCGTATCGGTTGCAAAGACCACGGCTCAATACCAAAGGATTGGTCGGTTGATGTTTACTTTACATTCAGCGACACCACAAAGAACACACCGATACTTGAAGTTGTAAAGGGTGCGTTGGGTTCATACTTTGACGCTGACGCTGAAAAATCATTTGTTAAATCATTAAAACCTTTATTGCAGAAGAAAAGCGATAGAGCAAGTTGGGAGGTTGAATATGAGTACTAATTTTATCACAATACCAACGATGAGAGAGAAATTATTGGATGCCATCATTGAGATGGCATCCGATGAATTCGAAACAATGGATGATGTTCTTGCACTGGCAAAGAAGTCCGATGAGGAACTTGTTGATGTTGTTATCGCGATTGCAAGGTACTACAAAGAAGAAAATAATTTGTCGTAAAATTTGCAAGTTAAATTTATTTCACTTACCTTTGTATTCATAAATCAAAATAAGATATGGGACAGTATTACAAACCTTGTATTCTTGCTGATAAAACAGAAGAAACACAATCGGAAAAAGTTTTGGGTTGGATGTATTCACACGAATACAACAACGGGCTCAAACTAATGGAACACTCGTGGTTGCGAAACGACTTTGTGAACACCTTTGAAAAGTTGTTGTCCCCTCGTGGTAAGTTCAGCAAAGCCCGTGTTGTTTGGGCGGGTGATTATGCAGACGGAGAACCCGAAATGACACACCAAAACGAAGAGGGCAAAGCCGTTGAGGTGAACCTTTACGAACTATGCGAAGACGAAAACAAGTTGAACCCAAAGCGTGTAACCAAGTCAAACTACCGCTTTATTCTTAACCACACCAAAAAGCAGTTTGTGGATAAAGAGAAAGTGCCCGTGTCGGACTATTGGACTGATGATAAAACGGGGAAAAAATACCCGTTCACAATTCACCCGTTACCTTTACTAACTTGCGAGGGCAATGGTCGTGGTGGTGGTGATTTCAGGGGTGATGAACGGGGACAAGTTGGGGTATGGGCAAGGCACTCAATATCTGTCGCAAATAAAGTCCCAAATGGTTATACAGAGTTTACCTTTGATTTGACCGAATAAAATTTGTTGTGTTTTTTGATTTGCAACAATGGGGGTGGTGGAAACATTGCCCCCTTTTTATTTTATAGATGATCCAAAAAAAAATAAAAAATTTTGCAATAAAATTTGCGAGTTAAAAAAATTGCATATACATTTGTACCCATAAACCAAAAAACAATTATTCATCATGGCAAAACAAAAAACAAGGAACTTCGCGTTCAAAACCTTATTAAAAGGTTCAGTAGAAACAGATGTTAATGGTAATGTTATCTGTTACCCCGACATCGTTGAAACAAGTAACTATGAGTTACTTAAATTACTCAAATTCAATCGTGACATCGCACCTGCACACGTTCAGAAAATGGGTACGAGTGTTACTCAGTTGGCTAACGTACTTCGTGACGTTGTTATCGTTAAAATTGGTATGCACTATTTTATCGTTGATGGTCAACATTTGTATGCTTACCTTAAATCAGCAAATCTACCTATCCGTTGCAAATTGATTGAAGCAAGGGATGAAAAGGAAGCGTTGAAGATTGTTACAATGTTAAACAGCACTTCACGAAACTGGGGTATCAAAAACTTCGTTGATGGTTGGGCGAACTTTAACAAAGACGTGAAAATCCTAAAAGACCTTACAAAGCGTTTTTCACTTACCTACACAACCATTGGTGCTTTACTTACCAATTCAACAAGCGCACTTGCAAAGAAACAAATTGCGAATGGCGAATTCAAGGTTGTTGATATGGAAGAAGCAATTAAGCGTATCAATGCGATTGATTTCTTCTACAACGCAACAGGGTTTGTTCGTAGTCAGTATGCAACAACAGGGTTGATTGACTTTATGGGTAACTTGGGTGTTGAGAAATACTACAAAAATCAAGATAAGTTTATTACTTGTATTAAGCGTGGTATGAAGAAACGCAACTTCAATGGTAAGACCTATGGAAGAAAAGAAGATTACTTGGAGTTCTTCAATGCTTGTTGGAACAACTAAATTTCTCAAAACAAAAAGAGGGGACAAATAAAGTCCCCTTTTTTTTATCTTAAAACTTGCAAGTTAAATTTATTGTATTTATATTTGTACCAATCAAAAAAACAATGAGCAAGTATAAAACAACTTTGGACTATTGGAACCCACGAAACGAAACGGTTGTAACCGAAGATGGGTTTCGTTATGTTGATACAACTTCAATCATAACAAGCACAAAAGAGATTGAGGACGATACCGAAATCGGTATGTTTGAACAATTTTACAAACTGAACAATCGTTTGAGGTATTGTAATGGTTCATACTACAAATGGCAAGATGGTGTTTGGGCAACCAAATATAGTGAATGGTTAAAGTCCGATGATTACAAAGAAAAGAGTTTTAACCTTTACTATGGTAATGGGGTTGTGGACTAAAAAAAAATTGCATTAAAATTTGCACATTAAATTTATTTCACTTACCTTTGTATCATAATCAAAACGCAAAACAAAATGAAATTAGTAATCAGTAATGTAGAGTTCCCCTTTGACTTGGGTTGTCGTGTAATGAAAATGAAATACACCGATTGTCCAATGGAACAATTAAGTGATTTTTGGGAAGAAATCCAGCCACTTACATTCAAAGAAATTGCACAATTATCTAACTTGGAACAAAGGCGAATTGCCATACTTCACTTGGGGTTGGAAAAGATTGTTGCAGATGTAAACCCAAAATTGTTATCAAAGAAAACAATTAAGAAAACAACCACTTGGGTTGATACCAATGGCGAATTGGTTGAACACACCTTTAACGATACCTACGAGCTTTATGAGGTTAGTGGTAGTTATTTCAGCGAGGGTTTGTCCGATTTTAGGAAAATGGAAAATGCCTATTATGTGAGGTGCAAAGATACTTCCACCGATAGAGAATATCTTATTTGGGTTGATGTGAAATCAGTATTCAGCACAAACAATGAGAACGATTGGTTTCGTACTGAAAAACTTAAACAAGTTAATGCGATACAATGTATTGCGTGGACTATTCAAACCAATGTTCCAAAAGGCAACATAGAGAAAATTATTAGGCAAGGGGATTGTATTATGATTAAACCAAAGGGTAAATACAAACCTTTGAATAGTGTGCGACACCTTACCGAAAATGAATATCGTGAGTTAATTGTTGCAGAAAGTTAAAATAAAACTTGCACATTAAAATAATTATACTTATCTTTGTATCATAAAACAAAATAGATATGCCAAAAAAACAATTTCAAAAACACACCTTGCTTGTGGGCGAGGGTGTTAATCAGCACACACTTTATGGGGAGTTTGCCCTTGACACCGATGTTATGGACTTCCCCGAAATCGCAGTCAAAAAAGATAGCGAGTTGAAACACGAAAAACCTAATGGTGTGTGGAGTAACGAACACAAAACCTTAAAGGTTGAACAAGGTAATTGGGTTATGGGAAAACAAGTTGAGTATAACCCTTTTAACCAACAAGTAACACGAATTTGGGATTAAAGATTTTGTTTGTTTGATGATTGGGGGGAGTAATCCCCCCTTTTTTTTGAAATAAAATTTGCACATTAAATTTATTTCATTTACCTTTGTATCAATCAAAAAACAAAACAAATGGCAAATCCTTTAATTCATTCAAAATCCAGCGTTAAGCGTTGGGGTGGTAAAGTGGAAGATTACTTGGCAATCCACGAACTTATTGATAGTCCCAAAGCGACTATGAACAACAATTCAGCAAGGGTACTAACACATAACACTTGGTTTGCTTACACGATTATTCCAAAGATATTCGGTTACAACATTACCAATTCAAGTGGTAAAAGTGTGGACACGATTGATATTGCTATGTTGCATATCTTGGAAGATTTCCGTATGAAGTTTGTACCAACGGCACAAGATTACTTGAAACATTTTAATTTGCCCGATTGGGTACACAACGGAGTGAAAATGATTGACAACCCCGATAGTGTTGAAATTGCAGACCTTTTCTTGGAAAAATTAAGAAAAGAATGTGAAGAAAAGTTTGCAAGTTAAATTTATTTCATTTATCTTTGTATCATAATCAAAAAAAACAAAATGGAACAAGAAATTAAACATTGGAAAGAACTTGGTATCGCTTACGCTGATTTCAATTTCAGTTGTGGTGGCGATAGTATGAATGACACCGAATTATTCTTCTATGACAACAAAGGAAACCAAATTGATGTTAGCAACACAGGGTTGGATAGCTACTTTGATAACGAGGTTTACAACGAAGTTAGTTTCTATGAAGCGTCTGACGGACACTATCAAGGCGAGAGTGGTTATGTTCGTATTAACTTGGAAGATGATGAAGAAAGTTTTGCTTACACAAAGGTTGCCCAAAGTGAATGGAGTGAAACTTATCGTGAAACGATTATTGTTGAATTAACCGAAGCCGAAAAGAAGTTTATTGAGGAAAACATATCCAATATGAATTATGGGGATAATTGGAGTAGTGAATTTAATGTAAACTACAAAAAAGACCTTATCCTTACTGATGAAATGGAAAGTATGCTTACTGACTTACACGATAAGTTTTTGAATGAAGCAGAAAGTTGGACACCAAAAACTGAAAATGGCGAAATTGAAGATGATACTTTGACCTATTCCACCGACATTGAGGGCGAAGATATTATTCAGTTTGTGGACAATGGTATTAAGTTAGAGGTTAGTTGCAGAGTGATTGAATACACCGATAGTGATAACTAAAAATAAGTGAAAAGAAAGGGGAGTAAAATCCCCTTTTTTATTTGCACATTAAATTTATTATACTTACCTTTGTATTCATAAATCAAAACAAACAATGAGCAAACCAAAGTTTTTTCAAGCGGTATTACAAGAAGTGAATGGAAATGTGCTTGACCATGTTTACCCACACTTAAAAGGAAAAGGACAATTAACCATGACTGAACGCATGGGTAATGAGAATGCTGAATGCACCGAATGTGGTGAGAATGAATGGTGGTTATATCCAGGCAAAAGTGTTATTGTTGCACAAGGTGGAAAACCTTATATTGAATGCTTAAATTGTGGGCATATTACACACCTATAAATTTGCACATTAAATTTATTTCACTTATGTTTGTATTCATAACAAAAAAACTATGATAAACTACGAGTTTTGGTTGAGAAATTTGAGTTCAAATAATTTCTTGCAAGAAGAAACAAACCTTATTTGGGTTGTTGAGAATAGTGGTAACAAACAAGCAAAAGAAAGTGCAAAGTTAAAATTGGTAATTCTTAACAAAGTAAAAGAAGAAAAAAATGGCTGACAAGTATAAAAAACGAGATACCTTTTTGGTATTTGAAAAAGGACACAACGAACCTTTGCGTTGGAAATCGGATAACACTTTGTTTTTTGCGGGAAGTGTTGATGATGCACTTGAAGGTTTACCATACGGGGAATTTCACGCAATCCCAGTTTATCTTTGTAGCGAGGTGATCCAAAAAGAATATGAGGAACGGGTTGATGAGTTGATTGAAACGGGTGAGATTGAAATTTAATTTGCGAGTTAAAAAAATTATACATACCTTTGCCCTATGAAATACAAACACGAATACCACAATCAGCGAATTGTCAATCATAGACAAGAAATCATTGAGGATATTAAAACCGAAATGATAATCAATAACGCACAAGAAATTAACCTACACAATGGTATTATCTTTAACTATATTGATGACCAGATGAACGAGGTTATTGGTGGTGTTACATTGGATGAACGAGTGTTTATTGATAGTGGTGTTGATATGGACACCATATCTTTGCAAGACCTATCAACCGACCAACTTATTTGTGTATTGCAAATGATTGAAGAAAAGGAGTTTGAGGTTGAAGAAATGATTGAAGAAAAATAATTTCAACTATTTTGCAATAAAATTTGCGAGTTAAATTTATTTCACTTACATTTGTATCATAATCAAAAAACAAACAATATGAACAAAGAACAAATCATCTTCAATGCGATTAACGATGGCGGGAGTGCCACATTCGCAACAATCATTGCCAATGTTGAACAAGACATGGTAAAAACAGGTAATCCTTTGCGTAGTGCAAATGTTACCAAACTTGTAAACTACAAGTTTTTGCTTAATGCGGTTTACCAAAATGCTGTAAACAATCAGCGTGTTCGTGAGGACAAGGAAGCCGATTTCAAAGCAAAAAGTAATTGGCACGAAAAAGTTTACGATAGCAAAAATGGTGCTATTGTACGCAACAAAAACAAGCACGAAAACACTTACCTTTCGGGTATTGTGGAAAGTGCAGAAGTGTTGCAATACTTTGTCAATGGCAAGGAAGCGACCGCAGAAGAAATTGAAATTATCAAAAATTTCAAGCGTGTTTCAAGTGCCAAAAATCAAGGTGTTGAAGATGAAATAATCTTCCGTACAATCAAGATTGAGGGCATAAAGGAAGTACGAGCCAACAAGAATGTAATCGCTTTCAAGGACTAAAAGAAAGCGAAACAAAACAAAAAGGGGAGCAATCCCCTTTTTTTTATTTAACATAATACGAGAGTAAAGGGCAGGTTCCCTTAGAACACCCCAGCCACCTTTTGAGTGCCCGCCCTTCCTTAATTGGACAATACAAAGGTAAATGTATTTTTTTTAATGTGCAAATTTTATTGTAAGTTTTTTTCTTTATTTTTTTTGCGTTAAAATTTGCAAGTTAAATTTATTCCACTTATATTTGTATCATTAAAACAAACAAACAATGAAAGCATTTAGAATTAACTCCGCTGACCGCAAGGTTGAAGAAATCCAAATCAACGATTGGAAAGACATTGCACCTGCTATTGGTAATGATTGCGACATTTTCACCGCACCAGTTACCCTTGAAAACGATGACACTATCTATGTTGATGACGAGGGTTTGTATCATCCGTTTGAGGGTGGTTTTATGATGGAAGGGTGGCAATACCCTTGCGTTGGTAACGCTATCGTTCAAGGAACTGACGAGGAAGGCGAAAGCACCGAGCCAAAGACCACAAAGGAAGAATTGGAAGCAATGATACAATGGATTGACAAAATAACTTGTATGCGTTGGGCGGCAAACTTTAACTAAAAGAATGGGGGAGAAATCCCCCAAACTTTTGTAATAAAATTTGCGAGTTAAATTTATTTCCCTTATCTTTGTATCAACAAAAAAAACAAACAATGAACGCATTTACATTAGCACACGAAATTAAACAACTATTGGTTGAAATGGCAATAAACGATGAGTTGCCGTTGGATATGACCCAGTTGAACACCGAGAAGATTGAGGAGTTGATAATGAGCAACACCCAAACCATTCACGGAATACCGACCGAGGTTAATGTTGGGGTTTATTACTACATTGATGATGAAACCGACAAGCCTGTTTTTGACTTTGAGGAAATGACAACCGAGTTTAATTTAATGTTAAACGAATTGGAAAATAAATTTGCGAGTTAAAAAAAATACACTTATATTTGTGTCAATCAAAAAACAAAACAATGAATGTAAGAGATTTCGCAGAATTGTACCAATCCGAACGCGACCGAGCATTTAGAGTGCTGAATAGTTGCAAGACAATGGAACAAGTAAATGTCGCAAAGAATTACTTTGAGGCATTGAAACAAAGGTGGAGTGGTGTTACGAGTATCAACCAAACGATAAAGTTTTTGGTTGATACTGATGAAAAGAAGTTTATAGATAAAGTTATTAGGTTGGAAAATTGTTTGTTCATTTGTTGATTGGGGGGAGAAATCCCCCCTTTTTTTTGCAATAAAATTTGCAAGTTAAATATATTTCACTTATCTTTGAATTAACAAAATAAACAAACAAATGGCAATCAAACAAATCGACATTCGCTTAATGGAAATGAAAGCGAAATTGCAGAAACTTGAAAATCGTGGAGTTGAAATCCTTGAGGAAAAACTTACCTTAATGGCTAAACTTGAACGAGAGGAAGTAGACCCTATTCTTTGTATGTTAAAGGTACAAGCAATGGACTACGAAATGTTTTTAATGGTTCAACAAGCAAAGGAATTTGAAGCAGAGTTTGGTGTTATAAAAATGGCACAAGACCTAAACATTGACTTTGCAAAGGAAGATTTTTAACATAAAATTTGCAAGTTAAATTTATTTCACTTATCTTTGTATCATAATCAAAAACAAACAAATGAAAAAGTTATTTTTAATCGCAGTAATGTTGTTAGCAGTTGCAACAACAAAAGCACAAACACAAGCCGTAACTGACTCAACAAAAAACAAAAAGTGGGAGTTGGCTATCAAAGGACAATGGTATCTTGTAACACCACCAAAGTTACCACAAACCCTTACACAAGATATGGTGATTGAACAAATCAATCGGGGGTTACCAAATTCGGTGCTAACAATAACTTTCAAAAAACAATTGACCGAGAACGAAATTGAGTTGGTTAAGGAGTATGTTTTGTATCATTACGATTGGGCACAAACAAGGGATAACAAAGTTAATTCTTATTCCCCTGACATTGACAACACTAAAAATAAGTGTGTGATGAAATTCTATAAACTTTAATTCCTTTTCATTAACTATGCGAAAAAGGGGCGAAGAAATTTGCCCCTTTTTGTTGTTAAAATTTGCAAGTTAAATTTATTTCGTTTATATTTGTATCAACAAAAACAAACAAATGGAAACTTTAATCAAAGAACAAAAAAGAATTTTAGCGGGTTGGGATATGCCCGAAGTTGAAGATGAAATGGAAGCACAAATCTATTGGGAAGATTTTGTGTATGAAGTTAAAACAATGATGAAGAAAATGCGTACAAAGAAATTCTTTTGTTACGGACTTTCTTTGACTTGGAGAAATGTTGCTGGATATACCGAATTTGAAACGGAGAGTGCAGAAACTTTAATCCACAAACTTGCACCGAACACGGGAGAGTTTACAATGTTGTTTCACCCAACGGACAACAAAGGTATCATTGAAGTTGTTATATCGCACCACGATAAGCCAACGGGAGAAACAATGTATCTTATGAGCCAATCAATGGAGAAGAAACAAGGTATAAAAGAACAATACTTTACACGATAAAAGAACGGGGAGAAATCCCCGTTTTTTGTTTGTATATTTTCGATCGAAAATTTGCACATTAAATTTATTTCATTTATCTTTGACATAACAAAAAACAAATGGAAAATTTTAATCAGTTATGCGTTTGGCCTGGAACTGTTGTTGGGGCCAACGAAATAGAAAACTTTGAACAATGGCTCAAAGACGAGTTTGGTGTAAGGGGAAAGTATTGTGAAGAAGTGCTGACCTTACCAACGGAAGGTGTTGAAGGTACTGGCGGAAGGAATGACCTTTTCTTTCGTGTTCACGATGAAGATGTGATGAAGTTTGCCGTAAAACGATTGGTGTTTGGTATCAGTTGGTGGGAAGATGTTTTGGGTAACGGAAACGGAGTTTTATATCCGCAAAGCATTTTGGACAAATACCCGAACACTTGGTAACAATTTATGAAATAAACTTTGTTGAAAACTTGTGAGTTAAATTTATTATACTTACCTTTGCACTCACAAATAAGATACTATTAAAAAATGGAAAACACAAAAACTTGGTATGAGGTATTTCGCACAAATGATGATGAAAGCACCGAAACAATTTTCGCAGACGAGAACTTGGAAACTTGCGTGAAAGTTTACCGAAAGGAAAAGATTAAGGACAAGTCCATTAAATTGGACAAGTGGTTATCAGCACCATTCTTGGAATTTCCCATACCTTATAAATCAATTTTGAATTAAAATTTGCGAGTTAAATTTATTTCACTTATCTTTGTATTAACAAAACAAAACAAGATATGAACAATCCATTTCCACGAGCCGCTTCGGGCAGTTACAAATCAATCCTTGTTGAGGGGTTGAACAAAATTGGTGAACATTCAGTTGCTGATGAATTCGCAAGGGGTAATATGAAACTTGCAATCGCTTCAACTATTGTCGGTGGTGTAAAACTATTCCCCGAACTAAAAGAAGTGTGTGAGAAAGCCTTGAATTCGGTTGATGTGAATAGTTTGTTGGGTGTGATTCCCGATGAACAAACGATAATAAATAATATCCGTTACTACTTTTGGGGTATTGCAAACAAGCAGTTTATTGTCGCTTCAAGCAATGTTGATTTCATTTATGACCCAACGGACAAGGAAGCAGTTGCATACAACGAAGTGAGAAAGAATTTGAGTGATAACGAAATTATTCAACCATATTTTTCACATTAAAATTTGCACATTAAATTTATTTCGTTTATCTTTGAATTAACAAAATAAACAAACAATGGCAAAGAAAAAATTTGATGTAATCAGTCCCGATGGATTCAGCATTCATTTCAGCGACACTTACAAGACAAAAGAACAAGCGGTTGAAGCCCTTGAAAATTGGGTAAAACGCTACGAATTTCAAGGTTATTATTCTTCGGTAAACTACGGAAGAATACCTTTGGAAGAACTACCAAACTATTGTGAAATCGTTGAGGTATAAACTATGGAAGCACTAATTAAAACAATAGCGGTATTATCAATCTATGCGTTAATCTATTTATTGGTGTTGGCATACAACAAATGGTGGTATGAAAACAAATGGAGGAACGAGGAATGAAGATAACAAGGTTTCGCATAAGGAAAGCAATTGAATGCTACAAGAACGGAAGGCAACAAGGAAGAAATATCTTTGTTGCGATCCGATTGGCTCTCTGGTGGTTTGAACCTAAATTCAATTTTGTTGAGGATAAAAAAGGTGTGAATAAATTTGCGAGTTAAATTTATTTCATTTATCTTTGAACTATGAAACAAAACGAAACAGATTGGAAACAAGGTTTGTCCGAAAGGCACATTGCTCAAATCATTCGCAGAAATATGATAACAAAGAGCAAACCTTCGGGCAAGGTTTATGACCGAAAAAAAGTTGCAAAAAAGTTTGTGGGTTAAATTTATTTCATTTATCTTTGAACTATGAAAATAAACATATATAGAATTAAAAAGGCTTGGATTTGTTACACCAGTGGTCGCGAGAATGGTCGCAACATTTATTGGTCAATCCGTTTGGCCTTATATTGGTTCAGTAGTGGGTTTAATTTTGAGGGAGATAAGGTATGTTAATTGGTAAAAAAATGAAATAAAATTTGCGAGTTAAATTTATTTCATTTATCTTTGTATCAACAAAACAAACAAACAATGAACGAGGTAGAACAATTAAAGCACCGACTTGCAATGGTTGAGGATGACCTAAGGGTTATAAGAGCATTCATTTATCGTCAAGAGTTGAATGAAACATTCCAAAAGCCAACGGAAATGGCTGACGAGTGTTGGACACATTTGAACAACATTGAAATTGCTTGCGACCTTACAAGTGATGAATCATTAACTTGGACAAAGTTTTCTGAATAATATGGCGAACTATCATGTAACAATCATGTCCATTGACCCTAACGACCATTATGGTAGAGAACAAGGGGACGACCACCAAAAGTACGGGTTGAGTGTTCAAGCGAACAATCAACGGGACGCAGAAGAAAAAGGGGTTGCTAAATTCAAACAAGAACATCCAGGTTTGCCTATCTTTTGGGTAAAAGTTTTTGAAGAATAATTTGCACATTAAATTTATTTCGTTTATCTTTGAATTAACAAAATAAACAAACAATGGCAAGAGCATTTAGACCATCGGTTTACTACCGAAACGAAAAAGGTGAAAACATATCTTTGAGTTTACCGACATACGCAGAGGTAAAGAAAAGAATGAATGCCTTTATGAAAGATAGTTTTGACGAGTGTGTTAATGTTTACCGACACAGACGAGGTGAGTGGGGTGAGTGGTTTGAACACTGGCAGAAACAAGGTAAAAAGAATGTTATTGTTAAACAAGGTTGGCAGTAACTTAAATTGGGGTTTTTATTTTTCATATATTTTACAAAGAAGGGTGGGTAATTCCGCCTTTTTTTGTTATTAAAATTTGCGGGTTAAATTTATTTCATTTATCTTTGTATCAACAAAACAAACAATGGCAAAGTTTACATTACAATCAAATCAGTACATTCCGTACAGAGCAAAGAAATCACCAAGCGGTTTACCACTTGCTGAAACTTATTATTATTTTACCAACGAACAAGGTAAGGTAATAGACAAAAAGACCTTAAAGCCGTACAGAGGTAAGCAAATGGACAGGTATGCAATGAAGTCCAAAACGGAAGCGGAAGCGTATTTGGAGGTTATCAACAAAGAATTTGCAAGTTAAATTTATTTTATTTATCTTTGTATCAACAAATCAAAACAAATATGTTAGTACAAAAAAACATCAGGGAAACGGAACGTGAGTTGGCTCATACCGACCTTTACTTTAACGGGGTGTTTATTGGTTACATTATCAAAAATAACAGCACCTTAGCGGTTAAGAATGAAAATTGGAACTTTGTATCAAAGAACTCATGTTTAAAAAGCACCTTTGACAAAACAAAGCAGCTATTGTTACTTAGAATTACTAACCTTTGTAATGAGGTAATAAAATGAATTTATTTGCAAGTTAAATTTATTTTATTTATCTTTGTATCAACAAAAAACAAAACAAATGAAAATTAAAGTTATTCCTTTCGTATTATCAATCCTTGGTTTAATGGCTGTGTCCTTCGGGGTTGGTTTGGCACTTGAATCCAATGGCATATCAAACCAAGAGTTTGCATTCTTTTTTGGTGCAAGTTTAATCTTTGTTATCATTCTTTTTCTTTCATTACAAACGAGAGATAAAACTGATTTCACTTGGTAAAAATTTGCAAGTTAAATTTATTTCATTTATCTTTGAATTAACAAAAACAAACAAAATGAAAGAAGTTAAAGAAATGTTCACAACGCTGAACGAATTCAGAAAAGAAGATCCAAAAGAATTTTATGGCTCAATCGCCTTTGTGATTTTTATGTTTAGTTGTTTTTATGTTTCAATGTGGGTTGGGGCAATCATAGAGGGAAGAGTTTAAGAAAGATTTGCAAGTTAAAAATAATTTACTTATATTTGTGGTATGAAAAAAATACTATTAACACTACTTGTATCGTTTACCTTTGTCGGGGTTAAAGCGACCACCGAACCAAAAGTTGCTGAACCAACCTTTGTGTTGGAGGTTCACTATAAAAATCAGTACGAAATTAACCGACTGAACGAACTGCAAAATGATGAAACATTTTGTTGTATCTTTGAAATCAGGAGTTCCGTAACCAACAAAACCGAAAGTTACACCGAAGTCCGACACAAAGAAACTGGGGTTCTTTTAGGAACATTCTACGGAACACCACCTTCAAAGGAGTTTATTATGGAGATTTACAAAACACAATTAACACCTGAATATGTTAATAGTGTTGTACCAAAGATACTTGAATTGCAGAAAAGATAAAAGTTAGTTTGTTGATTTGATAACAAGGGGCAAAGAAATTTGTCCCTTTTTTTATGTTAAAATTTGCGGGTTAAATTTATTTCCCTTATCTTTGCATCAACAAATCAAACAAACAATGGCAAAATTAGATTGGAATTTTGGAACTATTAAACCTTTGGCTGAGCAATGTAAATCAAAATGGGAATTTAGTATTAAATTTTCAACGGCATATAAATATGCTTTAAGTCTTGGTATCATTAATACACTTTTCCCTAAAAACGAAAATATTGAGGGGTACTTATCTCAATTCAAAAGCCGTAGTGAATTAAGTAAAAAGAATGTAAGAAAGTATATAAAATATAAAAATAGTGGGGTATTGGATGAAATATTACCACCTAATAAAAGAGGTCGTAAAGCAAAGGAAATTGTATTAAAAACAAATAACACCAACAAAATATTTGTTGAAAAGAAACCAACGCAATCTTGGACACCAGAAAAGTTAAAAATCGCAATTGCTGAATGCGGTACTTTAACTGAATTAAATAAAAAGTATCGGGGTGCATATAATTTTGGTAGAAAAAATGGTTTTATTTAAGATAAAATTTGCAAGTTAAATTTATTTCGCTTATCTTTGAATTAACAAAACAAACAAACAATGGCAACAAAAACATTCAAGTCCGAGTACCACGCAGGGGGTTCAATCAAGGTAACAACCGATGAAAAGAAAAAGAAAGTAACCTTTTTGGTTTGCGACCACGAGTATTCATTTGACACAACCGATAGCAGAGCAGAGAGCCAAATGGATAGCTTTCTTTTTGAAAACACAAGTTCGTATTATGCAGAGCAGATACTGAATTGGGTTAAAAGCAAAATAAAAATAGAAACACCTTCATTTTGGTAAAACAATGGGAATTTTAATAGCAGCAATCTTAATAGTTATCGCATCTAAATTGGTTGATTAACTAAAATAAAAAGGGGGCAAAAAGTCCCCTTTTTTTATGTTAAAATTTGCAAGTTAAATTTATTTCACTTATCTTTGTATCAACAAAACAAACAAACAATGACAACAACAACATCAATTTTCCAAATCGAGTTTTGTCTTAAAGGTTTAGCCTTTGAACAAAGAACAGGTATGCGTATGAGCAGAATTTCAGCAAGGGATTGTGCCAAACGAATTTTAGGTTACACAACAAAGCAAAGACCGAGTTATGAAACCTTAATCAACCAAATGACCCTATTGTTAAACAAAGCAAAGGGATTAAGCGAAAACCAAGAAACAGCAGTATTGGTTTGGTAACAAGAAACAACAAAAAAGAAGGGGACAAAAAAAGTCCCCTTTTTTTTATGTTAAAATTTGCGGGTTAAAAAAATTATAGTTACCTTTGTTTTGTCAATGAGAAATCGAGACGGGTTCGGTGAACAACCGCAGAGGGTATACTCCAACCTACACGATACTTTTTGTGTTTAATGTTTGCCCGTAAAAGTTAAACAAAAAAAAAATAAAAAAAAGTTGCGTTAAAATTTGCAGGTTAAATTTATTCCACCTATATTTGTATCATTAAATCAAACAAACAATGACAAACAAAAAATCACAAATCATCGCTGCCCTTATCAATGACGGGGGTTCAGCCAAGTTCGCCCAAGTTTTAGCAGTGGTTGAGCAAAAAATGCTTAAAACGGGTAATCCTTTGCGTAGTGCAGTTATCACCAAATTGGTTGACTACAATATGCTATTGAACGCTAACTACCAAAATATGGTAAATAACGCCCGTATTCGTGAGGGTAAAGAAGCCGACTTTCAAGCAAAAGAAAATTGGTTTACGCCCGTAAATGACGGCTTTAACGGCTCAATCGTAGCCAAGAAGTCCGACCTATCGTGTGAGTACCTTAAATTCGCTTGTAACGCCTCTAAAACGCTTAAATACTTTGTTGACGGGGTTGAGGCTACAACCGAGCAGGTTGAGGTTATCAAGCAGTTCAAACAAAAGCCAAGCAAGGCACTCAATCAAGGTTTGGATAACGATGTTATCATTCGCACGATAAAGGTTGAGGGTATTGAAAATATCAAGTGTGGCGAAAAGGTTGTCTTCGGATAACCTTTTCAATCCACAAAAACAAATAAGGTTATCCACATCGCAAGTGTGGATAACTTTGTTTTTATATAACTTGCACATTAAAAGAAAATAGCAGTATAGGGGTGGGTACACCCTCCCCCCTCCCGTAT